CTATATTATCTAAGTGCGCCTTAAGTCTCTCGTCAGCCTTTAATTGAATTTCTCCACTCATCATCATCCTCCGAATATTTCAATGCTATTAAATCAATACTGTTAAGTTTGCACCACTCGATCTTATCCTCGTCACGCGCTTTGGCTAGTAGGAAATCTCTCTTGGTGTTATGGAAGAAGGGGACGTGTTCATAATGCTGTCTCCCGTGTACCTCAAACGCTTTCCGTATGTTTGGAATGAAAAAATCTAAATACAATACGGACTTCTTATGCGTCGAGGTACTACCGGGAAGTTTTACTTCTTCCAATACTCTGTAGCTATGGTAAACTTCATTTATCAAACGCCTAGCTCTGATGTGATGTTTAGATCTCTTTCTTGAGTCGTTGGCTCTCACATCATATTTTGCAAGGTTGAGATTGTACTCAATGCCGTTTAAACCTACTACCTTCAAAACAACTCCTTGATCTTTGAATATATAAATTCGCAAACCTTTGGGTTCTCATTCAAAAACTCGGTGAGATTGTTGACGCCTTGGAACTTAAAGAACCTTTCTCTGTCTTCCTCTTTCTCTCCGACTTCGTTTTCCTTAAGTAATTTTGCAATTACTGGATCTTCAGGCTCATCCACCGCGCATTGAATGGTATACCAAGCGCCAGCGGTTTTAATTATTCTGAACTCGCAAGCTATCTGAACAACCTCTTGGACTTCATCTAATCCAATACCATACCTGATCCAACTTTCTGCTGTAGAGTTAGGGATGCCTCCAGCATTTGAGGTTTTAATATTCCAGTTAGCTATCTGTCCAACATGAGGCCCTGTTTGCGCAGGTACTTGCCACTTACCACGATGCGTGATAATCATGTTTGTTCCAGCTTGATACTGCAACATGTTGCCGCAGTCAGCCATTTTTAAAGGCGAGTATCTACTACCGCTGGTATTTGCTATGTTGTGAGTTATGCAGATGAGGATTGTCTTATTTTTTGTTACTGACCCACCGATACGCTTGAAAAACATTGATAGCAGTCTTGGTAGAGCATTTCTTACGCCAGTTCTAACTTCGCCTTGAAGCTCATCTCTGGGAACCATGTTTGACACGGAGTCAACTATGATTAGGCAGTCAGGCTCGTTGTTGATGTAAAACTCTATAATGTTCAGAAAGTCTTCTGCTGATAATATCCTGTCGTCGGTAGATTCTACGATGAGTATTTTTTCGGGGTCTAAGCCTCTAATTCCTTCAAAGTTTTGTTTGGCCAGTCTGCCTTCAGTGTTTGCATATATGACTTTTTTGCCTAGCGTTTGACACTTGGCTGCAAAGTGCAGCGCTGTAGTTGTCTTGCCACTCTTGGGATCTCCAGTCATGACTACACAACTGCCCTCCCTTAAGCCGCCACCTAGCGCGATGTCTAGAGCCGGAGAAATCCCTATCACTTGCAAGTTATTGAGACTACTAAGAACCTCACTGCCAGTTCTTACAACGTCCCCATAGTTAGAGACCACACTACTGCTAACAACATCGTTTTCAAATTTATTTGTCTTCTTTTTTCTTGGCATCTAAATCCCTCAACATTTGTAAATTTTTCTTCTTACCGAAGGAAGACCGAGACCTAGTTTTGGCATCTTCCTTTACTTCAATAATAGTCATTTCAGCATCTTCTTGCTCAATAATTTTTTGATATTTAGCAAAGACTTGCTCTATTTTTGGATACCGAAGCGAATAAACCCTTTTTAACTCGGGTGAATTGATTGCGCGCACCATTGCTCTAGTGTCATATTTTTTAGCATATCTATTTGCCAGTATGACTTGGTGTTGATAGGTCTTTTTCCATTTATCTGTATTCCAGAACTTGTATGCTTGAGTGCCTTTGTTTTCTTTCTCAGCCATTCTGGTACACATTACCTCTGCCATGTATTGAGCACATGTGCAGTACTCCCCCGTAGAAGGGGATTGGTATTTGCTTTTTTCATTTCTTTCTTTTGCCATGATTATAAATTATAGCCTCTTCAAAACAGTCTTCAATATTTTCTTCGGTCTTTCTTTCTTCAATTATTTCAGGCGTAAGCCACATAGATTTATAAACTGTATCTCCAACCACTCTGCCGGTAGTGTAGTAATACTTTGTGTCTCCTCCCATTTGGCCCATTAATGACCTTACTAGGTACACACCGTCTGCATCAGATACATCGGCGTTTTCAACGTGTGACTTGAACTGAATAGACAATCCTTTTATGGATAAGTCAGAGGTTTCTATGGCCTCCTTGAGTACAAGCCATTTTTTATGATCTTTAAACCACAGCTTGCGTCCATCTGATAAGGATACTGTTATCCATATGCTTCTTCTGTCCTTGTTATATTCCTTTAGCCAGTCCTCACGGCTTGTTACAAACCCTTCCATATTTTATTCCTTATGAATTGTAGTGACGCAGCTAGGTCTAGACCTTTTTTTAGTTGATCTTTTTTCATCTGCTGTTTGGGATGCCCCTGCGGTCATCGTCACGATTCCATCTCTTCTTGCCATCTGAGATCCCGCAGTACCAAAAGCCTGTTTGTCCTTTGGAAACTCTGCTATGAATTTGTCAACAGCTTTTTTAACCGTTGCGATTGGTCGATCAAGCTCCTTTGCAATTTCCTTAGCTTCCAAATCTTGGCAATGCTCTTTAACATAAAACAATTCTGCTTTTCCTAGTGGGCCTTTTTTAGTCATTGATAAAACTCCTCTGTGCTCTAGTCATATATAAACCATTCCTCGTTTTGAGAAATAACATATAGTAATCAAAGGTTTCCTTCGACACCTTTTTCATACTTGTTTCCAAGTGTTTTTCCCTATGGGAGAACTGACCTTGCGGATCAAATGGGACATTTTGGTATGTCTTAATCTGGTAGTATGACTTATTATTCTGCGTCAGCTCTTCTGCGTAAACAGCTTCGTTGTCATTTATTACCGGACTTCCATTTCTGTCGTACTTTGTCTTATGCGGCACTGCTTTTTCGCTTAAGCTCTTTGTCACGTTAGGATCTAAATACTTCATTTTTTGCCTCTCATAATGTAATTTGTTTTTTGTTCTGCCGACATTTTGTTTATTTGCTCTCTAGTAGCTGTGGCATTCTTGCTGTATATTGTGTCAGTCTTTTTGGGTCTACTGTTATTAGCCTTCTCTTCTACCTCAGACCTTTGGTAGTGACCAAGATTTTTTGTGTTCTTATCTGCTAGCGAGCCAATCGTTGTCACGTTTTCTACAAACGCTGCTCTACCTCCAAATATAACCCTCGAAAGAGAGTGTTCCCCACATTCCTCACAAAGTGTCAGAGGTTCATCTTTTATAGATTGTAACACATCCTTAAGCTCGTGTCCACAACTTTTACAAATATAGTCGTAATTAATCATAGTAATCTTCCTCTAGGGCCTCTAACACCCTTCCAATTATTCCGTTCCTCTGTATGTCTTCATAATAAAGTCTGCTAACACCGACCCCCTCTACGCCTTCTAGTTTGTCAATGCACTCTAGTAGTCCGCTAAACTTTCTTATGTCTGTTTGTCTGATATCTCCGTTTATTAAAACCTTTGAGTTTTCACCCATTCTGGTGATAAACATTTTGATCTGCTCTAGAGTGCAGTTTTGCGCTTCGTCTAGTATCATATACGCCTCATGAAATGTTGCGCCCCTCATTACTTCAAGCGGTTCATATCTAATCCTGCCTTCGTTAAACAGTTTGCCGTAGTAATCTCTGCCAAGAAAGTGTTTTAAATTCTCTTCCATTGGTAGCAGATAAGGCTTTATCTTTTCGTCTAGCTCGCCGGGAAGTGAACCTATATCTTTTCCCGCGCACACTAATGGTCGGGTGACTATAATTTCTTCTACTTCATCCTTATAAATATGATTTGCGGCTATGCCCGCCGCTATGTAAGACTTACCGCTACCTGAAGGGCCCGTACAAAAGACCACATCGTTATCAACAATGTCTCTTATATATTCCTTCTGGTTCGGCGTTTTAGCTGTTATAGGTATAACCCTACGCCTGTCATTCTTCTGCTGTTTTCGGGACTTTTTTCTCATTTATAATCCTTTTGATTATTTGCCAGTGCTACCAAAACCTCCTACGCTTCTATCCGTCTCTCCTAACTCTTGCACCTCTTTTAGCTCATAGTGAGGCGCCTCCTGTATAATTAACTGTGCGATACGATCACCTTTCTTAATCTCATACGTTACCGCAGAAGTGTTATGCAAACACACCTTGACTTCTCCAGTGTAGCCGCAGTCAATTACACCTGCGTGCCTGTGTATGCCCTTGACTCCTAGCGAAGATCTATCCCAGATTAAGCCTACAGAACCTCTTGGGATTTCTATAGCTATGCCAGTGTTAATTAAAGCATTGTAGCCCTTTGGGATAGCTACGTCATTTACGCTGTAAAGATCATATCCAGCGTCTGTACTGTTAGACTTTGTTGGCGCATGAGCGCCGCCATATAATTTTTTAAAATTTATCTTGCGATCCATATCAGTTCCTTAAAGTTTCAATCCTCCGAAGTCCATATCCTCAAGATCGTTTGTGCTCGCGCCAATCTTGTAGGATGTAATTTCATGTTCCTGTGGCGCTACTTGAACGCCTTCGCTATTTATCCAAGGCTCTGTCCAGCCAGCGATTGGGTTTTTAAGGCCAGACTCGTGAGGCAGTTTGATTGCTTTCCTGCGACTCATGCAAAGCCAATCTATATATTTATGTAGAACTCTTTCGTTCAACCCTATGATAGATCCATCCTTAAAAAGGTAGGATGCCCACTTCTTCTCTTCGGATGCGGCGCTTTCAAACATCTTGATAGCATCTTCTTCGCACTCCTTGGCTGTCTGTACAAAGCCTTCTGACTTTTCATTTCTCAGAATTTTTAAAATCTGCTGAGTGTTGTGGAGATGTATTGCCTCGTCTCTCTTGATTAACTTTACAATATCTGCGTTACCAACCATTTTTTTGTTTTCGGCAAATGCAAACGCACAAATGAAGGAGACATAAAAGCGAACAGCTTCTAATATATTAATACTAATTAGGGTTAGATAGATCTGCTTTTTAACGTCGTCAATCTTCTTGCTGTTACTAAGTTTCTTCAGCTTATCATATTCTCTTACCGCAACATCAGCTCTAGCGACTATCTCTTTATCCGTGAGGCAGGAGTCTAGGACTTCGCTAGGATTTGGGTAGACATTCTTAATGATGTAGGTATAGCTGTAGCTATGTATCTGCTCAAAAAATTGCCATACATTTAGACAGGCCTCTAACTCTGGATTAGATACATATTCCTGAATAGTCGGAACACCTCTGCATATAACAGAGTCCATCATAGTCTGGTACTTTAGATTAGAAGTGAATATGAACTTCTCGTTTTCAGACATGACAGAGCTGTCTTTGAAATCGTTTCTGTCTTTTTTAAGCTCAATCTCCTCTGGCCTCCAGAAAAACTCAAGCTGCTTCTTATACAGGTCAAAGAACACTGGGTATTTAAATTTATCATACCTCTGCAGGGACAAATCCTCACCTAAAAATAGGGGTTGCTTCAGGGTGTCAACATTCATTTTATTCAAAACGCTTTTCATTATATTGCGCAGGCTCCACCTTCACATACTGGTTCTTGTTCTAGTTTACCATCTCCGTCTGGCGTGTTGCAATAATACAAGTTTTTCACACCATACTTATAGGAGATCAAATTGTCTTTAATTATATTACTAAGAGGTATTGACCCGTCTTCGTAATGCTCGTAGTTGTAGTACAGGTTTGCACTGATACTCATGTCAACAAACTTCTGTAGCACAGCTATGATTTTTATTATAGCATTATTATCCCGCATGTCAAATGCTAAAGTATAATATTTCCTACCTTTATGATAGTTCGGTACAACCTGTTTTAGCACACCGTTTTTTGCTTTTTTGTATGAAAGAAGTTTACGTACTGGCTCTATACCGTTTGTGCTATTTTGTATTACTGAACTAGACTCGCATGGCATGATGGCAGATACTGTTGAATGTCTCAGTCCAAACTCTTTAATTCTAGCCCTAAGACCTTCCCAGTCCATTGAGTATTTAGGTTTAACAATCTCGTCTACAGTTTTTTTATACCAGTCTATTGGCAGCTTACCCTTTGAGTATTTAGTTTCTGAAAACTTCTCGCAAG